GTAATATGCACATTGTGGTTACAGATAGAGATGGTGATATTACTGGTGTGGCAGATACTATTCTTGAAGTGTATGAAAACGTGTCAAAGACACCATCTGCAAAACTTCAGGATGGGACAACAAATTATTATGCAACAGTAATTGAAAACAAATCTGCTTGGATTATTGCTGATAGTACCGATAAATTAGATGGATCTGGAAATCTTTCTGGATATGAAAATCTGGCTGGAGGTCTCAATGGATCTAATGAGGCATCAATACCGTTTGGTAAAGTTGCACTTGGTTATGATCTTTATAAAGACTCTGCAGATGTTGATATTGCTTTTGTTCTTCAAGGTAAAGCAGTAAATGCAAATATTTCAAACTATATTGTTCAAAATATTGCCGAAAGAAGAAAAGATTGTGTTGCATTCATTTCACCTACTGCTGCAGCTGCCGTAGCACCATCTAATCCGATAGATAAGATGAATGCAGTTATTGCATTCAGATCACTTGTTCAAAATTCATCTTACTTCTTCATGGACTCCGGCTATAAATACCGTTATGATAAGTATAATGACGTATATCGTTGGGTACCATTAAATGGAGATATGGCAGGTCTTTGCTCTCGTATCACTCCATGGGAATCACCAGCTGGTTATAAGCGTGGTATCATCAAGAATGTTGTAAAACTTGCTTTTAATCCAAATAAAGAACAACGTGATCAACTATACGGAAATGATATTAATCCAGTTGTTTCTCAAGTAGGTCAAGGTATCCTTCTATTCGGTGATAAGACTGGTCTTGGAACTGCTACAGGTAGTGCATTCACTCGTATTAACGTGCGCCGTCTATTCATTACAGTCGAAAAGGCAATTGCAACAACTGCTGCTTCATTCCTATTCGACTTCAATGATGAGTTCACTCAGACACAGTTTAGAAACTCAGTAGAACCATTCCTAAGAGATATCCAGGGAAGAAGAGGTATCATAGACTTTAGAGTAATTTCCGATTCTACTGTAAATACTCCTGATGTTATTGATAGAAATACATTTAGAGGAAATATTTTCATCAAACCTAGTAGAACCATTAACTTTATCGAACTTACATTTGTCGCTACTAGAACAGGTGTTGAATTTGATGAAATTATCGGCCAGGCTCTTTAATAAATAAAGACATAACAAGGAGTTTCAAAAATGGCATTTTCAATAAATGAATTTAAATCACAATTAGTAGGAGGGGGTGCTCGCAGCACCCTCTTCCAAGTACAAATAACAAATCCAATTCTTGGTATTGCAGACTTTAAAATACCTTTCATGGTAAAAACAGCAGCTATTCCAGAATCTTCAACTGGTATTATACCAGTTCCATATTTTGGAAGAATAATTAAATATGGCGGTGATAGAACATTCGGACCATGGCCTGTTACTATTATCAATGATGAAGACTTTGCTGTTCGCAATGCAATGGAAGCTTGGTCAAATGCTATCAACTCGCATATTACTAACTTCAGAGCAGCACCATTTGACTATAAGGCACAAGCTCAAGTCACTCAGTATGGTAAAGATGGGAGTGTATTAAGAGAATATACATTTGAAGGTTTGTTCCCAACTTCAATTTCAACTATTGATCTTTCATGGCAAGCACAAGACCAAATTGAAGAATTTAGTGTAACATTTGAATATGATCTTTGGAGAGTATCCGGCGGAGTTACTGGTAATTCTACCACGTAATTTATTAGAAGGAATATAATATGAAATTATTTGGATTCGAGATCAAGCGACCAGATGATGATGTAAAAAATCAGCCAGTATCTTTTGCTGAGCCTTTAAATGATGATGGAGCTTTAACCGTAGGAGGTGCCGTTGGTGGCTCCTACGGTATGCTTTTGGATTTGGAAGGAACTGCAAAATCTGAAGCTGAACTTGTGACTCGCTATAGAGCTTTGACTATAAATCCAGAAATACAGCAAGCTATTGATGAAATTGTAAATGAATCTATCAGTGTTGATTCTCATGATAAGGTTGTCAACATAATTCTTGATGAAACAAATCTTCCGGATAAAGTCAAAGAAAAAATAAGTGAAGAATTTCAGAATATTTTACAACTTCTAGATTTTTCTAATAGTGCATATGAGATATTCACTAAATTCTATGTAGATGGCAGATTAAATTATCACGTTATTATAGATGAGAAAAATTTAAAAGAAGGTATCAAAGAACTTAGATATCTTGATCCAAGAAAAATTAGACTCATTCGTGAAATGCAAAATGAACAAATAAAAGATCAAGCTAGCAATGCATTGGTAAAGAAGATCAAAAAGGAGTACTATATGTATTCTGAAAGTGGATTTGGTGCTAGTAAAGTATCAAATTATTCTTCATCAATACAAGGGCTAAAGATTGCTAAAGACGCAATTGTTAGAGTTACATCCGGTCTGCTAAACGAGAATAATTCAGTAGTTCTTTCACACTTGCATAAGTCTATCAAGTCTCTCAACCAATTGAGAATATTGGAAGATGCTACTATTATCTATACAATGACAAGAGCACCAGAACGCAGAATTTTTTATGTTGACGTTGGTAACTTGCCAAAAGCAAAAGCTGAACAGTATCTACATGATATGATGGCTCGTCACAAGAATAGAGTGACGTATGATCCATCATCTGGTGAAATTAAAGATGATAGAAAAATGATGACTATGACCGAGGATTATTGGTTTCCAAGAAGAGAAGGCAATAATGCGACCGAAGTGACTACACTAAATGGTGGATCTGGTTTAGGTGAAGATAAAAACCTTCCGTATTTTCAATCTAAACTATATAAATCGCTAAATGTCCCAGTTGCAAGGCTTCAACCGGAAACTATGTATTCATTCGGTCGAATGTCAGAAGTGACTCGCGAAGAATTAAAATTTGCTAAATTTATTAAAAGACTTCGCACAAGATTTTCAATTCTATTTGATAGATGCCTTGAACGACAATTGGTTTTAAAGGGTGTTATTTCACCTGACGAATGGAAAGAAATTCAAAATAAAATCCGTTATGACTTCATGAAGGATAACTATTTTGAAGAGTTGAAAGAAGCTGAAATACTTCGCGAAAAGCTTGAAACACTTCGCCAGATTGAGGAACAAATTGGTAAATACTTCTCTCGTGAATGGGTTGTCAAGAATGTTCTTTACATGCCAGAAGATGAATGGAAAGACATGAAGAAGCAAATTGATAAAGAAGCAAAAGAAGAGCCTCCTATTGACGATATGCCTCAAGATAGTCAAGGTGCAGCTCCACCACAGCCGCCACAAGATGATCAACCTACAGAAGAAGGTTTGACCGTTATAAATAGAAAAAATCTTACTAATTTTTCAAAAAGGGCTCAAAAATGAAAACTTTCAGTAGAATCTTATCAGAGGTTGCTCAACCAAACTCAGAAGATGAACTAAACTTTAAACAAAAACACATAATAGATCCTATTGACCACACTGTTGCACCAGAGAGCACATTTTCTGGTGCAGTAGATAAAGATGATATTGATGGTATGAAAAGATACCGCAAGAATAAGCGCCTTGCTGATTATCAAAGACCAGATGATGAAGATGTTTATGAAGCTGTTACTCTCAAAAGAGATCTTTCAGGTCAAGAAGATTCTGATGTAGATAATGATGATGATAGTGATATGACAGATGCTCAATACAAATATCGTAAACACGCGCAAATTAAAATGCACAAAATTGATGAAACTGTATATGTCATTCCAGAAGAAATTCTTGCAACTGAAAAGAATGCTTTCCATACCGCGGCCGCTAATGCTCATGCTACAGGTAAAAAACACTTTGCATTTGCCGGAAAGAAATACCCAGTCACAATGTCAAAAGATGCTGCTAAGACATTTGCCGGTAAAGGTAATATGTCAGAAGCACTTGCCACATCGCATAAAACATATGCTGATTATATTGCTCATAATAAAGCAAAAGGCTTGCAAGTAATACCACGTGATCTTTGGAATAACTTGAAAAAGAATCCAAATCAACCATCAAAAATGGAATCAATGGATCCAGTTGGCAAAGAAGATGATGACATCAATAATGATGATAAAGTAAATAAGAGTGACAAGTATCTTCATGCTCGCCGCAAAGCAATTTCCGCATCTATTCGTACCAAAATCAAAGAAGGTTTTGGTGCTGTAGCTGCTGCTGGCGGTGACTATGATGAAGAACCATCACACCAACGCTACAAGAAGTCAAATTCCACAAAGAAAGAAGATGCGGCGCTTGGCGGCGGCAAAGGTTCTAAGATCTATGCTGGTAAAACCAGAGAGTCACAGATTGATGAAGTACAAATCAAAAAACCAACCAAATCCGAACGTGAAATTGCTTATGCAGATGGTTCATCAAATTCTTCTGCAAACATGAAAGTTAATAGATTGGCCTATGCTTTGGATAAAGAACCAAAGAAAAAAGTAAGTCTCCCAAAAACTCCTTGGAATGAGGAACTTGAAGAAGCGATGTCTTTAGATAAAGTCAATAAGGTTCATGCTGAAAGCGGTGCCGAAGGTTTTGCTAAAGACTATGTCAAAGGTAACAAAGGTGATTACATTTCTGGTGGTCCTACTGAAAAGCATGAAAAAGATTCAGAAAAGTTCCATACAACATATAAGCGTGTAGGTGGAAAATCAGGTTTCGGTGGTTCAGGACATGACATTTATCAACACAATACAACTGGTGAGAAGTTCCGTATTGACCGCACTCCAAATGGTAAAGGTTTCCATGGTACCGATCATGCAGTTTCAAAAATCAATGAAGAAGTTGAACTTGATGAAGTATCAAAGAAGACTCTTGGTTCATATATTAAGAAAGCATCTCACGATGTTGCTACTAACTCTGCAGCAACCGCCCGTTATTCTGAAAGAGCTAATAAGGCGCTTGATAAAATGAAAACAGGTGATTATTCTGGTGATGGACAAAGAAGAAAAGATACTGCAGTTGCTGATAAAGCTTTTAACAAATCATGGAAGCGCCGTCAAGGTATTGCTATGGCAGCTGATAAACTTACAAAAGAAGAAGTAGAACTTGATGAACTCAAGAAATCAACTCTTGCTTCTTATGTGACTAAGGCAGCATATGATACAGCCGCACATGCTGCTAGATTTGGTGCAGACCAAAAAACTAAAAAAGGTGGCTCTTCGTTTGTAAAAGCGCATCAAAGACTTTCTGGCATTAAAAAAGCAAGTGATAAACTCGCTAAGGAAGAAGTTGAGCTAGATGAAGTTTCAAAGGCTTTGCTTGGAAGATACATCAAAAAAGCAAAAACTGATGTTGCTGGTAAGGCATATCAACTAGGCGCTAAAGATCCACTTAAGCCACAAGCAAGCTGGTCAAAGACTTTGGGCAGAGAAAAGCGTATTGATAAAGCAGTCGACAGACTTACTAAAGAAGAAGTTGAGCTTGATGAAGCATTCAACGCAGGTTTGCTCAAACTGAATGATGGTTCATCTATTTCAGTAAATTCGCAGGATGCAAAACTTCTTAATCAACTCATCAATGGTCTCCGCCAAGAAAATGCAAAGAAAATGATGAAAGTTGCAATGACTGATAAAGACGGCTTTAAAGAAATTTTAGGTTTTGCAAGAGAGGCACTCTAATATGGTAGATATAGTTCTTAAACTAACGGGAGAAGAAGTTTCAGTTTCATCGACACCAGATACAGTTAACGATGCAGTTCTTTTCAGAGTATATACTCCAACTGGTGGAGATTCATTTGTAATAGTAAGAGACTCTGCTAATAATGTAATAGGGTCAATGTCTCAACCTGCCGGTTTTGTAGAAATAATGGAAAAGCGAGCGACCGATACAGTTGAAGCAAATACTGCTATTAAATGTACCCCGGTTGCTTACAAATGATTCAGGTTCATAATCTTATAAATAAAAATAAAAAAGGAAACAAGTTATGAAACTAATAACAGAAGTATATGATGACGATTGCATGGTGATTACTGAAGCTTCAGAAGATGGCAAAAAAGGCTATTTTATAGAAGGTATCTTCATGCAGGGAGATATTCAAAATCGTAATGGTAGAATTTATCCTTCTACAATACTTGAAAATGAAATGAATCGCTATAATGATCAATATATCAAAACAAAGAGAGCATTAGGTGAACTTGGTCATCCAAATGGTCCACAAATTAATGGTGATAGAGTTTCTCACCTAATCACTGAAATGAAAAGAGATGGGTCAAATTTCATTGGTAAGGCAAAGATCCTTTCAACACCAATGGGTCAAATTGTAAAGACTTTCATTGATGAGGGTGTTAAAGTTGGAGTATCTACTAGAGGTCTTGGTTCTGTAAAGGCAACAAAGCAAGGCATAATGGAAGTACAAGATGATTTTCACCTTGCAACTGTTGATATTGTTACAGACCCTTCAGGTCCTAATTGCTTTGTAAAAGGTATCATGGAAAATACTGAATATTACTATGATATAGCATCAGGTAATTGGAGAGTAATGGAACAATTAGAAGAAACAGTTAAGGAACTTAAGAAAGAAGTTGCCACTCGTAATCCCATTAGTGAATCAAAAGCTCTTAGAATATTTGAAAACTTTATAGGTTCTTTAAAAGGATAAATAAATTTACTTTTTTATAAATAAACTATGAGATTAAATTAAATCCATAAGAAGGAGAACAAAATGTCAGAACACAATTTACAAGAGTTTAAGGCGGATCACAGCGGTGGTGATGTTGTCAAAGGTGCAGAAGTTCCTGATCCAGTAACACCAGCGGGTGGTGCTATCAAACCTAAGTTGGCAGATGTTAAAAAGAAAGTTGATCCAACTGCTGATAAACTTGGTGCTGCTTCAGGCGTTACACCTGAAGTGAAAGAAGACGTAGATGCTTCAGAATCATTTGATTCATTATTTGAAGGTCTTGATCTTTCTGAAGACTTTAAAGGTAAACTTTCACTAGTATTTGAAGCTGCTGTCAATGAAGCTTCCACTGCAAAA